TTACTGCGGCGTCGCCGCTCTTGATCCCGCGCGCAGCCGCCGCCGCGCATGGTGTAGCCCACCTGCTTGAGACGATACTGTACGGCGGAACTATCCAGTCCGACCAGCGCGCCGATCTTCGGCGTCGAGAGCTGGTCGCGGAAATAGAGTCCGGCCAGATAGTCCGTCGTGATCGCGGAGCCGTGCTTCCCGCAGTGCGTGTGACCGAGGCGACATGTGTGCATCAAACTATTCCTGTTTTCAATCTGGAGACCAGCGAGGGTTTCTATACCGCCAACGGCATTATAGCACACAACTGCACCAAATTCGCTGAGTGGTTCGTGGACCGCTCGGCCGGCACCTATGAGCGCTCGGCCGCGTTCGAGGACAAGTTGGTAGGCGGTCTGGGCTGGGTGGATATCGGCATCACCCGCGCCTCGAATCCGCAAGGCGACCCGCGTTATCGTCGGACACCCCCGGAGCAGATGTGGTGGCCGGAGACTGACGCGATGAATTTCGGTCTCGATCAGCCTGGCGGGGGGCCGCGCTGGCTCGCCCGTGAATCCTTCATGGATGTGGACGAGGCGATTCGCAAATGGCCCGACGAGGGCATGTTTATCCGCGCGGCAGCGGGAGGAGCGGCTAACGAGGATCAGATCCCCGACTTCGGCCGCGGCGCGGGGCGCCCGATCAATTATGTGGTGCCGTGGATTATGACGGAACCGCTCAACAAGAATGGCGGCGGTTCATCGGGGAAGCCGGGCAAGGTGCCAATCACCGAATTCCAGTTCTACGATACGGAGGACGGCTACTACTTTTTCGACCCACTCGAACAGAACGATACGTGGCTGAACGAGGCCGACTTCCGCAAGTATCGGTCGCGGCTGAAGGCGCTTTACCATCAGGCGATCACCGACTTCGATCAGCAGGACAAGCGCGTTTACAAGCGGATGTTTATGCTCCAGCGCCGCATCTTGCTGGGCGACGAGACCAAGCTGGTCACGCAGTCGGGTGGCTTTACGTGGAACGTGATGACCGGCACGTGGGACCGCAAGGACAAGGTGTTCTACGGGCTGCTGCGGGCGTTGATGGCGCCGCAGCGTTACGCGAACGCGATGTTCCGGCAGGTGCTGGAGATCATGGGGGCGTCGACGAAGGGCGGCTATTTGGCGGAGACCGGCGCGATTACGCTCGCCCAGAAGCGCGATATCGAGGAGACCGGCGCGCGCGCGGGCAGCGTGAATATCGTGCAGGCCGGCGCGATTCAGGGTAATCGCATCTTGCCCAAGGCGATCCCGCAAATGCCGCAGGGCTCGTTGGCGGTGCTGTCGTTCTGTATCGATATGATGGAGAAGATCATAGGCCTCTCGACCTCGTTGCTGGGCACCGACCAGAGCAACACGCCGGGGGTCTCGTTACGCCGCCGTCTCACGCAGGGGATGGTGCTGCTGGCGGCCGAGTTCGATTCGCTCTCGCGCTTTCGCAAACGCGAGGGGGCGCTGATTTTCGACTTCATGAAGTTGATCGCCGACAACCGCGTGATTCGTATCGGCGGTGCGTTCGATGGTCAGGCGATCCGCATGACCAAGGACCCGTTCGCGATCGACTACGATATTGTGCTCGACGAGAACGATCAGGACCCGAATCTCCGCCAGTTCTATACCGATTCGATCCTGCAGATTGCGCCGATGCTGGTGCGCACCGGCAATTTCTTTCCCGAGCTGCTGGATTACGTCAATCTGCCGGTGCAGATCCGCCAGAAACTCAAGGAGGGGATGGCCTCGAGCGAGAAGCAGAAAGCCGAAATGGCGCAGGAGGGATTGGCGGCGGGCGGGCGCGGCAAGCCGCGCGGCAAGCAGGACGTGGAGAGCGACAATCTGCTCAAGACGGCGCGGTCGGTGGAGCATTTCGCCAAGGCCAAGGCGGTTATCACCAACTCGGCGAACAGCCGCAGTGCGTCGGAACGCGACGACCTTGCCGCGATTTTCGACCGGCTGCTAGCGGCGCACAAGGAAGACCGCGAGAATCGGCACGGCGATGCGAAGGTGAGTCTCGAGGCGCTGGGCAAGATGTTCGAGGGGATCAAGGCCGCGCAGGGGCTCGGTAATGGCTGATGGCGAACTGGATTATCATTCTGGGCGAGGAAGAACTGACCTCACTTGAAATCTGGCTGGCGTGAACGAACTCAGCACTAAAATCGCTTTGGTGGTGGACAACGGCAATTATCCGCACGTCGCGACCAAGCTGGCGGAATCGTTCGGCGGAGTGTTCTATTGGGTGCCGTGGATCACGAATGCCTATCCGTCGTCCACGCTCCGCAATATCGGCTGCGGCCTGCCGGGGGTCACGCGCACCTATTCCTGGCTTTCCGTGCTGAAGGAAGTTGATTTAGTGGTCTGCCCCGATGTGTATTCCTTCGATGTCGTCGAGCACTGTCGCGAACTGGGCAAGCCGGTGTGGGGTGCGGGGCGGGCGGAGATGCTGGAGTTGGAGCGCTGGAAGACCAAGCTGCTGCTGCGCGAACTCGACATGCCGGTGGTGCCGGCGATCTTGATCGAGGGCGTGGACGATCTGCGCGAGTATCTGGAAGATCCAGCCAACACTGACCGCTACATCAAAACCTCGATCACGCGCGGCGATTTCGAAACCTTCCATCACGTCAACTGGCATCTCACCGAGGACTGGCTGAAGGACCTGTCCCATCGGCTGGGGCCGCGCGACCAGCATATCGAGTTCGTCGTCGAGGAGCCGATCAGGGGTATCGAAATCGGCTACGACGGCTTCAATATCTTGGGGCAATTCCCGCACACGGCGAGTTATGGCTACGAGATCAAGGACGCCGGCTATATCGGCCGCGTCGCCCGCCAAGATGAACTGCCGGAAGCACTGCGCTCCACCAACAGCGCGATTGCGGGCGATCTCGGACGCCTGGGGTGTCGCGGTTTTTATTCTTCGGAAGTGCGTATCGGGGAAGATCGCACGGCCTACCTGATCGACCCGACGATGCGTTGCGGATCGCCGCCGTCCGAATCCTACATCGAACTTTTCACCAACTGGCCCGAAGTGATCTGGGCGGGCGCGCACGGGGAGCTGGTGGATCTCGAACCGGTAGCGAAGTTTTCCGCGCAGATTGTGCTCAAGTCGGACTGGCTGGTGCGCGAGAAGTTTCTGCCGGTGACGTTTCCCGCGGAGCTTGCGCCGTGGATCAAACTGCACGACGCCTGCAATATCGATGGGCAGTGGTACGTGGTGCCGGTGCCGACCTTCCTGCCCGGCACGATCTATCCTGAATTCGGTGCGGTGGTGGGACTAGGCGACACAGTGGAGGAAGCGATCGAAGCGGCAAAAGGGCGCGTCGAGCAGATCGAATGTCTCGAATTGCGCTGGTCGGAAGACGTCTTCGACGCCGCGATGAAAGCTATCGACGAAGGCCGCGAACTAGGCGTGGAGTTTTAATGGAATTTATCTCGTTCGGCGTGCCGGGTGATTCGCCGACGGCGCCGCCCAAGCAAATCTATATGACGATTCACGGCAGTGCCGACGAATTGCAGAATCTCTGTGCGGCGATCGAGCAGGCCTTGCATGGCGGGCCGAGTGTGATCGAGGCGCGCGCCACCAACGGCGCGCCGATCCGGCTGATGGTGGATCGGATCGGCCCGGCCTTAGCGGCGAATTAAGGAGAGCGACATGGCGGACGAAGCGGAAAAGCTTGATCTCGAAAAAATGGCGACGGCCGATGAGGCGGAGCTGAAGGTCGCGCTCGATAAGTTGAAGGCCGATTCGACCCCGGCGCCCGCTCCGGTCGATGACCCGATCACCGCATCGATTGAGGGTAAGCCCGAAGAGGTCAAGCCCAAAGAAGCGGTTGAGGCAAAACCGGCCGAAGCGAAGAAGCCGGAAGAGGTCAAGCCTGCTGTTGAGGAGCAGAAGCCAGACGGCACGGCGTGGAAGCTGCTCCGGCAGAAAGAGCGCGAACTGGCCGATCTGCGCAAGCAGATGGCGGAACGCGACAAGCCGGCGGCGGAGGTCAAGCCGAAGGAACCGACTTATGACGATGATCCGGCGGAATATCTGCGGCGCAAGTATGAAAACACAGACGCCGAGATCGCGCGGCTCAAGGCCAAGCAGACGCAGGACGAGTTTCTCGAAAATATCCGCAACCAGGAGCGCGACTTTCAAACCAAGCAGGCGGATTATCCCGAGGCGCTCAAGTATATCGAGACGGCGGAAGTCAACGAATGGCAAAAGACCGGGATGGCGGCGGCGGATATACGCGACCTGAAACTGTCCGTAGCCCGCTGTCGTTCCGGCGATACACGCTTCAAGGTGTACGCCGACCATCTGGAACGGATCGCGAGTCGTGCCGACGTGATGCAGCTCGCGGAGAAGCAGAATCAGGACCCCGAGGACGTGGCGGCGTTTCTGGTGACGCGCGATACCTATCTGACCTCACGGCGGCAACTGGTCTGGCGCGCCGCTGAGGCGACGGGGCAGAATCCCGCCGCGATCGCTTACGAATTGGCGAAGGGGCGCGGTTATCTGCAGACGCCTGCGGAAAAAGCGCAGACCGAAGCGGCGGAAGCCGCGCGCGCGCGCGTCCAGCAGGCCAGAGAGGTATCCAAGGCGGCGGAGAGCCTGAGTGACGTGGCAAGTGCGGAGAGTGCAGCGCCGGTCAAGGTGATACGGAATCGGAATCAGGTGCTGCAGCTCAACGATGATGAACTCGACGCGATGATCAAGAGCGGCACTTTTCGGGAGCTTCAGTAATGGACCAAATGGCGCAGGCGGCCTTTGTGGTGAAGGGTCCGTATAGAAGCAGCGACGGCTCCTTCCAATTCAACATCGTATTGCTGTTGCCCTCGGCGATTGTGGGTGGCGTGCCGGAAGTGATCGCGATGGCGGACGTGCGCGTGGACAACGCCAAGGTCTGCGGCGCGTTGGGGCAGGCGCTGCTGGCGGTGGCGCAGCAACTCCCGCCGGAGATCGAAAAGCCGGTGAGTCTGGTGTCGTGAAGCCGATTATCCAAATCCATCTCGGGGCGATGACGGAACAACAGATCGCGCGGCTCCGGGACGAGGGTTGGGAAGTGATGGTCTATCGCGGAGATACGCCACCGAAAATCGTTCTCCCACCCGAATCTAAGCGGCGCTCGACTTGGGCAAGCATGAACGGCGATACACAATGAGTATCAATCCGAGCGCCTACGGCGCGGTCGGGATGTACCCGATCCACGTCGAAAGCATCTGCATTTTCTGCAAGGAGAAGCTGAGCAAGAAGCACGGTTTGAATCAGAACCGCGATGGCGCGCCGATGGTGATGGGCTGGTTTATCGGCGGCACGGGACCGCGGTGCATCTGGTGTCACAAGCAGGCGTGGACCGATCGTGAATTCTGGCAGCGCACTGGTACGCGCGACCATCTGAGCGGCCAGTACAATTTGCGGGATGTGCGATGACCCGCTATTGACAAAGAATAAAAGTTGGTTCTACTTCTTAGAACAGACCGAGGCCCCCGCCCTGCGACAGTAACGGGGAGTCAACGCTGGTAAGACTCTAAAGCAGCAAGTGCGTTTGTTGGTTCGCATTCTCTAAAACCAAAGGTCGCGGCAGCCATAATGCCTGTTGCGTCATCCTCTCGGACGACAATCGAGCGGCACAAACTAATCTGCTTTCTCGCCTCAAGGAGGGCGGGAAAATGGGAGTTAGCCGCCAATGGCCGAAACCGTCGTAGCTGCGAATGATAGCGCAGCTGTCGTAATTTATTCTCGCCGCGTCTTTATACAGGCAATTCATACCCCAGTCCTCGCGAAGCTGATGGCTCCGGGGCTGAACGCTCGTGACCAGACCAGCATCGTGCAGTTGTTTGATGAGCCGCTGAAGGGTCCGGGCGACACCGTCAAATTTGATTTTCTCCCCAACTTGGTGGGTCCGGGCGTGATTGGTGATGCGCCGGTTTCCGGCCAGGAAACGCCGCTCACCTGGCAGACCACCAGCTTTGTGATCAACCAGCAACGTAACGCCGCGCTGATCGTCGGCAAGATGTCGCAGCAACGAATTCCGTGGTCGATGCGTGACGCGGCCTATGCGCAGCTCGCGAACTGGACCAAGACGATTATCGATGCGGGGCTGCTGAATCAGGCGGCCTGCAACACCAACCAGACCAACGTGGCCTATACCGGACTGAACACGCCGCCGACGCTCGACTCGTCGCATCAGCTGTTGTCCGGCGGCGCCGCCAACGAAGCGGCGCTGACTTCGACGCAGATCATGGACCTCGAACTGATCTCGGCGGCGGTCGCGAAGGCGCAGAGCACGCTGATTTTTCCGATCAAGCCGCCAGTGATCAAGGGCGTCGAAGTGGCAGGCATGTTGTTCATGCATCACACCCAAGTCCGCGATCTGAAGAACAATTTTCAGCCGGGCGAGTGGGGCAACATTTTCGGCATGGCGATGCAGGGCGGGCAGGTGACGGGTAATCCGATTTTCACCGGCGCGATCGGGGTTTACGAGAATGTCGTGATGCACGCTGACGCCAATGTGCCGTGGGGCACGTCGTCACAGAACCAGATGATGCTCGCCAACGGCACCCTAGTAGCGTCGCCGACGGTGCTTGGCACGACCTCGGTGGCACGCGCGGTGTTTATGGGCGCGCAGGCGCTGAGTATCGCGTTCGGCTCGGCGGATAACGTCGAGGGCCGGCCGCTGCGAGTGCGCTGGTACGAGGAGTTGCTGGACGCGGGAAATCAGTTGCGGGTGACCGGCGGTTTTATCTGGGGCTGCGCACAGCCGCAGGTGACGATCGGCGGCACGGCGCAAAACTACGCGACGATCGTCGTATCCACGTATGCGGCTCCATAAGGGAAGGAAGGACAAGCAGGTAAAAAGTTATGGCAACCGCACTCTTGGCCGACAACTATAACGACACCCCGTTTTTCATTCCGGGGATCATTGGCGCTTTTGTTCGTCCGTTTAAGTTCAACCTGACGAATACGTTGAGCGGGTTGGGCTTCGTGGTTAACGACACGGTGACGCTCTGCGACATTCCGCATAAGAGCGGCGCCGGCGGATCGTTGGTGCTGGGCTACAACGTCGAAATCCCGTCGCTCGATACCGGCACTGCTGTGCGACTCAGTCTCGGCGATACCAACGGCACGGCCGGGGCTTTCCAAGCGACGTTCTTTAGCGCCGTTGCCATCGGGATCAATGCGGCGGGCGTACTGAATCCGCTCATGGGTTTCAGCGGCACCACCGCGACGGCCCCGGTGCGCGGGGCAGTGCCGGTACAATACACCACGGCGACGGCGACGAGCGGGGTGGTCTCGTTCCAACTCAAGGTGACGACAGCGCCGACTACGGCAACCACGACCGGCGTGATCAAGGGCTATCTGCTGATGCAGCCGCTGGGCACCAGCTCGGTAACGTACTGATGGCGTTGATGCTGGATAAGCGCTCGGTGATGGCGCTGGAGCGGATCGCGGAGTCGCTGGAGTGGCTCGTCGCTCATCATAAAGCGGCCTATGGCGACATTCCCGACTCGGGGGCAACGCGCGCTCCCGCACCAGAGCCGTGCGCTAAGGAGGCCGACAATGGCGAAGGGGCCTGATTTTACCGGCTTCGGCGGATACGGCCCGTGGCCGGACAACGATGTGCAGAGCGGCGATAATCCGCCCTCTCCACACTATGGCGACGGCTATCGGAATCGCGCCCCCGGCGGGACGCATATCGAAGCGCCGACGGACTACTGGCTGGACTGCGCGATCTATCCCGAGCGGACGGATCCGGCGAGTGGGCGGGAGTCGTATGAACTGGAAGCGCGCGCTCGAGGCTTCAACCTGAGCGTGGGCAATGTCACCGGCCGCAAGCCGGGACCGGAGTAACACAATGGCTGATCTGAAACTGAAGTCTGGGACCGAGTACCTTCCAGCTTATAACTGGGAACCCGGCATGAACGACGACGTGATGTTGTCGGATCGGGCGGGCTATACGACCAGCGTCGAGATGCTGACCGGCGGCGCCCCGCACGAGTGGGATATGTTCGGCGGTCCCGAAGTCGGGAATCAGTATGACCTCGACCCGATGGGCGAGGAGCGCGGCATGACCACATTCTCGATGGACGACCCGAAGGCCAACGGGCATATCGGGATGATGGCGGCGGAAGGGGGCGCATCACGTGATGGCGGATCCCCGGCGATGACGGTGGGCGGCAAGTCCACGGATCTAGCGCCGCAGACCTATAATCGCGTCGGCCTGAAGCAGAAGGGGTAACGGTCATGGCGATGGTGCCTGAACCATTGGTCAAGCCGCTGGGCGGTGGTATGCCCACTGGTCCCGCGCAAGGGCCTACCGGACCTACCGGTCCTCCGACGATTCCGCAAGGGCCGTTGCAGCCTCCGGGTGGCGGCATGCAGCACAATCCGCCGCCTGCGCCGTTGCAACATCCGTTCAGCCCGATTGGACGACAGGCGGATCCGTACATGGGACCGGGGCGTTCCGCACACGGGCCGCAGGAGCCCTATGGCTATCAGGGATGGAGGCATAGGTAGATGGCGAGCAAACCCGATTTCAACCCCGATTATCCGATGCCCGAGAAGATCAATTCGCGGATGACTACCGGGACCGGTTTGGTGGACGCGATCGATAACCTCGATGGTGGTCTGGAGCAGATCGACGGCAGTGGTACGCAATCCGGCAGTCATCCGGCGAAAAGCCAAAGTAAGACGATGCGCTATTTCTAAGCGCGGGACCCATGAATGAATTGGGGCGACCTGAAGCAAACGATCCCGTTTCGACTGAACCGTCCGGATTTACCGGACGCGTTTGTCGAGGAGATGGCGTTCGAGCGGGTCGATTTTTACGCCCCACAGCTCTTCACACCCTCCGAGCAGACTGACGATTCGATAATCACGCAGCCGGGGCAGTATTTTTATCGGCTTCCGGCGGGCACCCAGAAAGTTACTTTCGTCCGGCTGTTGTACAACGGGGTCTGGATTCCGGTTCCGATCGCGGATTCCTACAACCAGCTTCTCGCGGTGGACGTGTTGCAGCCGCCGTTCACGTCGCTGCCGGTCTCGCTCTGCCGCGTGTACGGGAATCAGCTCCGCCTCTTCCCTACGCCGAATGCGCAGTATCCGGTTGAGCTGACGCTGCTCGGCACGATCGGAGCCCCGACGGTCGACACCGACGACACGAATTTCTGGGTGACGGACGGGCGGATGCTGCTGATCAATGCGACCTGCGCGGAGATTTGCGCGGAGTATCTGGATATCGCCGTTCCCAACTCACCACGGATCCAGATCTATCGCGCGAACGAGGCGGAAGCGCTGGAAAAGCTGATGCAGAACGTCCACGCGATGTCGCAACCCAGTTTGATGAGACAGCATTTGTGAATACGGAACTGGCGGCCAAGGTGATGGAGCTTTGTGCGCAGAAGGTGCGTCGGCCCGATTGGGTATTACTCGGCAAGGCAATTGCCGCCGAGATCGACCGCCATCCGCATGATAGCGCTGAATCGATTGCTGATGAGGTTATCGAGAATTGGGCCTCCAACCGCTGATCTTCGAGGACTACGCGCCGGATTTGGACCCGCTCAGTCCGGGGGCGTGCCAGGATATGGGCAACGTGTTTCCGGTGGAGAAGGGATTTCGTGTCCTCCCGGCGCTCGCCAAGCTGGCGGGACAGCTCCCCGCGACCTGCTTCGGCGCTTTCACAGCCGACCTGCTGGGGACGCCGACAATCGTGGCCGCGACCGTGGACGGGCTCTATCTCGATGTGAGTGGGACCTTTCAACCGCAGGTGACGGGGCTCATGAACACGCTGAATCGCTGGCGCTTTGCAGGCTACGGACAGGACATTATCGGGGTTGATGGGGTCGATGTGCCCTACTACTTCCGGCTCTCGAACGGGGTCTGGGCGGTACTGCCCGGAGCGCCGCCGGTGGCTGCGATCGTGGAAACTACCGACTGGGCGGTGATTCTGGTGCCGCCGAACAGCCAAGAAATTTGGAGCAACCTGTCCGATACCGCGTCGTGGACGCCGAACTTGGCGGCGCAGGTATATCGCATCGACCTGACCACCATTCCCGGAGTGATTACGGGAGCGCATCGGTCGCGCTCCTTGCTCGCGATCTACCGGCAGCAGGCGTTGCAGTGCGGGACCTTTGTCGGCGGCCAGATTGGCTGGGACTTCGGGCAGCCGGGCACGATCTCGTTGTCGGTCGGGGTGGCGGGCAACGAATGCGTAATCAACACCGGCGATTTTCACTACTTCGTGGGGCCGGACGATTTCTGGCAATTCGACGGCTACAACCTGAGTCGCGTGCCGAATCATTGCAAGGAATGGTTTTTCCGCGACCTGAATCAAAGCTTCGTCGCCAAGATCGCGGGGCGTTACGACGTGCTGCGCGACTTAGTGATCTGGCATTACCCCTCGACCGCATCAGGGGCGGGGGCGCTGGACAGCTATATCGGGTTTTATCAGCGCACAGGCAAGTGGTTTTTCGGCCGCCTGACGATCGACCTGCCGATGCCGACGCCGGTGCAGAATTCGCTGCATGCGACGACCACCCCGGACAGCGCAGTGATGTTGCCTGATCATAATCTTTACGTCTATGACGAGTTGAACGCGGTGCGGATCGTTTCCGGGACATTTATCACGTCGAACGACTTCGGTGATCGGCAATCGGTGTGGCAGACGCGCCGGATCCGTCCCGGCTTTACGTTGTATCCGACCCCCTCGGCGAGCGGTGCACCACCGGCGCGTGTGACGCCGCTGAATCAGATGACGCTGAATGGTGTTGCCCCGACGCCGGGAACGCAGGTCGCGATCAGTGATGATGGCTGGGCGAATTTACTCAATACCGCTCGTTTGCAAAGGTTCCGCTTGGATATGTACGGGATCGGCGAAGTGGCGGCGGGCGCCGTAGATCTTCTGCAAGGCGGGGAAGTTTAGATGTGCCTACCCTCCGCAAGCCTCAAGTACCAACTCCGGTCAACACCGGCAAGATCGCGAATTGGGCGGGTATTGCGCAGGCGTTTACGGGCAACGATACGTATTTGCGCTCGCTGGTACTTTATCTCCAGCAGTATTTGTATTCGATTTATCAGTTCGTGGTGCCGACTCAGTTTGCTCCCACGAATATCGATTTCTCCCTCTCCCCCTACGCTATCCAGTCCACCGACACCTTCATTGCGGCTAGTGCGGGGGCGGGGGCCGATACGGTCGTCAACTTACCGGCGGCCGTCGGCAGCGGACGGATCGTCATTGTGAAGAAGGTGGACGCGAACCCGCACAATATCGCGGTGACGCCCGTGGTGGTGACGGATGTGATCGATGGGGCGACGGGTCCGGACGCCATCACGATGCAGTGGGCGGCGGTCTCGTATATCGACTATCTGCAGGGCGCGTGGGGGAAATTCTGATGTCCTACAACCCTATCGCTCAAGGCTTATCCTCCGCGCCAAGTGGTACGGGCGGCGGTATCAGTATCGGCAGCTTGAGCGGGGTCAAGGACGGGGTGAATGCGACCTTTACGTTACCGGCGAAGCCGACTAACGGCGTGGTGATTTACAAGAACGGCATGATTCAGCATCCGGGGTCGGGGACCGACTATATCTACGACGGTAACGTGACGATCACGTTCGCGGCGGAGAACCTGCCGCAATCCGGCGACATGTTCGCGGTTCATCTGTTCTAATGGCTAAAACCGCAATCAACACACAGGATATCGCCGCCGCTGCGGTTACCGCGCCGAAGCTGGCGAACACGGCTGTCACGCCGGGTGCATACACCAACGCGAGCCTTACGGTTGATCAGCAGGGGCGGCTCACGGCGGCGAGTAGTGGGACTGGCCTGAGCGCATCCAACTTTGTCGATAACGAGGTTCCGGCGGGCACGATCAATGGCGCGAACGCGACCTTTACGTTAGCCAACACACCGGTCGCGGGAACCGAGCATCTCTTTAAGAATGGTCTGCGCCAGACGTCGGGCGCTGGCAATGACTACACGATCAGTGGTCTGACGATCACGTTTCTATCGGGCAATATTCCGCAGACCGGCGACGCTCTGATCTGCGATTACAGGAAGTAAAGATGGCACAGACACTGATCACCGCCGCCAATATCGCGGGCAACTTACCCGTACAGGAACTGACGCTGGAGGATCTGCTCGCGCGCAACAATATGCTGCTGCTAGCGATTCTGAAGACGCTCGGCGAGATGGGCAAGGGCTACGTCGATCCGGCGGAAGTGCTCGACGAACTCGCTAATCTACCCAGCGCGTAGGAAACCGCATGCCAACACCTATCCAATTACAAGTCGGTGAGCAGCTCAGTCTCGCGTCGAATACGCTGGTGGTCTCGCGCGCCGGCGCCAACGCCGAATCGGTCGTGCAGGAGCTGCACGGACGTTATTACGAGACCGTTTATCGCGGGCACATGTTTTCGGCCGCGAATCAGGCGGCGCAGGCCGTCTCGGTAGCGCTGACGACCACCTACACTGGGCTCGCGCTCTACAATCCGCCAAACTCGGGCTTCAACCTGGTCCCGAACAAGGTCAAGTTTGCGCTCTCCGCTGCGCCCGCTGCGGTGGCGACGATCGGGCTGATTCAGGGCTTTTCAGCGACCGGCGGAGTGACCGCGCAAACGACTCCGCTGACGGTAATCAATAACAAAATCGGCAGTGCGAAAGGCGTGGGTATCGCGCTCTCCGCAGCGACGATCGTCACACCGACTTGGATGTTTGAATTGGCGGACGGCTTCACCGCGCTCTCGCTGCCCGCGCCGTCGCCACCCTACGACTTAGAAGGCGCGATTGTGATTGCGCCCGGCGGCTTTCTCGCGATTGGCGCATTGACGGCGATTACCGGGCTCGGTGCGATTTTCTGGGAGGAAGTGCCGGTCTGATGGAACTGACGCCCACGATCAACGGCAAGGTCCAGACCGCTAGGCCGGCGGAATTCTCGCTGCTGCTCGCCGACCGTGACGCTGTGCGGGTGCTGTGGCCGACGCTGATCCTGCCGGGTCTGAAAGTGCTCAAGCGGAAAGACCCCGATTCGGGTTTTTGGCAGCCGGAGCATGTGCGGCAGTCGATTGAGGCGGGACTCGCCGGGCGGATGTTCTGCGAATGCCATATCGTGGTGCCGAAATCCGAGGGCCGCGCCGTGGGCTTTATGGTGCTGAAGGCGTATCCCGACGAATTTATCCAAGTGCCGGTGGCGCTGTTTGTCTGGATTGCGTACTGCACCAGCTGGCAGGCGACGGACTATTTGCTGAAGCACGAAGTGCTCGACAAGCGCGCGCGTGAGATGGGCTTCCGCTACGTCGATGGGCTGAGTTCACGGATCAAGCCGTGGGGGCGGCGCCTCGGGAAGCACGGCTACCGGGAGCATCAAGTGCTGTTTAGAAAGGATGTGGTCTAGATGGGTTCCGGGGGCGGCAGCGGTTCCAGCACCTCGAAGACAACGACGGGGCCGCCGGCCTGGCTGACGCCGTACGCCAAGCTGTTTCTGGGGGAGGAAGCAAGTCAGATTTTCCCCGGCGTGAGTCTGCCGGGAATTGGCGGTCTCGGGATCAAGGGTGGCGCCGGGGGTGGCGGCTATCCCGGTATTGCCGGGATGCCGGCCGGATTGAATCAGCAAGTGGCGGGCTTCTCGCCGGATCAGACCAATGCGATGCAGATGGGCGAGAACGTCAGCGGGGCGGCGCAGAGTCTCGCGAATCTCGGCGCCGGGACGCAGGGAATGTACGCGGCGGGCGGGATGATGGGGCCGAATCCCTATCTGAATCAGTATTACAACCAGGCCGCGAATCAGGACATGCAGAACTACATGCTCAGCACGCAGCCCGCGTTACAGGCGCAGTTCCAGCGGGCGGGGGCGATGGATTCGTCGGGCTTCAACGAGGCGCAGGGCCTCTCGCAGTACGGATTGGGGCAGAGTCTCGCGACCTTGGGCGCAAATATTTATGAGCCGGCCTATCAGTTCGAGAGCGGCCAGATGCTCAATGCGGCGCAGGGGATGCCGGGCGCGATTCAGGGGCTCTATGCACCGGGACAGAACCTTTACAACATCGGGGCGGCGCAACAACAGCAGCAGCAGAATCAGTACAACGTGGCGACCCAGAACGCGCAGCAGCAGGCGAATTGGCCGTTCAACATGTTGTCGCAGATGGGGGGAGCCCTTGGTCAAGCCGGGATGGGTGCGGGGAATACGATCTCGACGGGGCCGCCCGCGCAAAGTGGAGGGAAGTAGATGAGCGGGACCATGCAGAAATACGTGATGCCCGCGATGCAGATGCTCGGTGGCGCCGGTGCGACCGCGATGGGTGCGCCGGAAATCGGTATTCCGCTGATGATGGGCGGGGGCGGTCAGCTGGCCGGGGGTGCGGCGGGTGGGAGTCGGGGGCAGGCGATGGGTGGCGGCCTTGGGAGCATGCTGGGCGGTCTCGGCGGGATGATGGGCATGGGCGGTCCGGCGGGGGGCGGCGGTGGCATGCCGGCGGGATTCGCGGCACCCGGAGCTATGGGCACGCCGTCGATGGGCACGATCGGGGCGGCACTGCAGGGTAATCCGGCGCTGGCGGGAATCAATCCCGGACAGGTAACGGGGGTCTCCGGAGGACCTCCGGCGGGTGGTCCGGCCGCTTCCGCGGCGCCAGCGGGTCCCGGCGGCGGTTCGATGCCGTCGTGGTCAGGTGCGGGTGATGTGGGGTCGGCCTATCTGAACTACGTGAATCAGAAGAAACTCGAAGCGCAGCGGCAGAAGACCGCCTATGCCCCGGCGCATTCCAGCGCGGGCGGCGCACCGCCGCAGTTCAGTCAACTCCCGCAACTCCAATTCGCGATGCCGCAGTATTGACGATGGCGGACGATTCGACACAGCAACAGCCGCAATCCGGCGGGATCCTGTCAGGGATAGCTTCGGGTATCGGGAAGGCTCTCCCTTATGCGCTTCCAGCCGCGATGGGAGCGGCGATGGGCGGTGGGATGGGCGCGGGGGCGGGACTCGCGATGGCAGCGGGCGGTAACGAAGAGGCGCAAGCTAAGCAGTCCGAACTCGCGCTGAAATGGCAGGAATTCGGCATCGAGAAGCAGAAGATGCAACTCGCCATGCGCGACGATGCGGAGTGGCAGAACTATACCGAAGAACTCCCCGCCGATGAGCGGGCTATCGCGCGCAAGGACCCGCAAGGCTATTCGACGAATTACATCGCGGCGAGGCAGTGGGGGCACACTATTTCGACGTTGAAGGGTGACCCGCAGTTTGCCGCGTCGATCGGAATCAAAGACCCGAAGATCATCGATGATATCGCCGCGCTCGATCCGAAGCACGGTGAACAGGTGTTCACCAAGTATCTCGAAGCTTCGCAGAGCGGAAAGTATCCCGGCGGCGTGCATGGCCCTTACGAGGACGGGAAGGGCGGTTACTACATGATGGGGTTGGGGATGAGCGGTGAGACCACGCAGATTCCCGTGGGCAAACCCGCGCAGATGATTCTAGGTGAGCAGCGCGTCGGCATCGCGCAGCAGCAGGCCGACACGGCGGCACAGGCCAAGCAGCAGGCGGCCGCAGATTCGCTCGACAAGTATCAGAAGCTTCATCCGCTGCCGTTCGGGGTGTCGATGATCAACCGCGACATGCGCGAATGGAAAACGGGGGCGCGCGCCTGGCTGAAAGGCCAAGGAGCTACCGCTTCGGATATTGATGCGACGCTCTCGGCGATTCCTGACAATGCACCGAAGGGCAGCAAAACGAAAACGGAAGAGAGCGCTTCCAGCAGCGGTGCATCTGAGGTGTCCCCGCCGAAAGGTTACGTGGTCAGTAAGACACGCGGCCCCAAGGGCGAGGCACTCTATGAAAACCCGCTGGCTCCGGCCAGCAAGCGGTATTGGTCGGCCGATTGATGGGCTTTTTGAGCACAGACGCCGTGACGGCCAGCAACGCTCCCGCAGAAAGCGGTGGCGGGCGATTCATTCACGCCAAAGAGGTCATTCCGGCGGGCGTTCCGACGGCAGAGCAGGAAGCATTGCAATCCCCGACCTTCGCCGATCCGATCGGCACGATGGCGAAGCATCCTTATATCACAGCGGGCGTACTGGGCGCGGCACTGGGGCCGGAGGCATTAGCTGCGGTGCCTGGAGCAGGTACCGCACTGGGTGGGGCAGCGCTGGGCGCCGGCGAGCAGATGGCCTATCAGAAGATCGCCGAGGAAGGGCAGAAGCTGGCGGGCCCGGAGCATCCCTATCTCGGGTTGATACCAGGCTTAATCGCACCATCGCTGGTGGGCGGCGCCACGCACTATCTCAGCAGCGTACCGAAGGCGTCGGTCACTGCCGCTCGGGATGCCGCTGAGGCGGCCGAGCAGAGTGTTTACGAGAAGGCACCGAAGCAGCTTTACGACTACGGTCAGAAAGTACAGGCCGCGACGGAGAAAGAAACCGGCGCAATCAAGACCCTCGGCGAGAAAGGTGCGTCTGCGGTCGAGAAGGTCCAGAAGCAAGCGACTGAGGCGATGGCCCCGGAACTGGCGCAGCGCGAGTTGGAGAAGTTCACGGGCCGCACGCCCGAAGATACGGCGGCGGCACGTACAGCAGATCCGCAGGAATTCGCCGCAAGGCGCGCGCGAATGCGGCAAGTCGTGATGGGGCCGGCGAGTCGAGTCGGCGACGAATTGGGGCAGGAATTCCAGGCTGCCACCGAAGGCAAGCTCGGCAACGAAGCGCAGATCGGTCACGTCGAAAAGGCGGTGGCCTCTGAGCAGAAATGGCTCACGGACCACAACAGCGAACTGGCGAAGCCGGTCCGCGACCTGATTGCCGAAATGCCGGTGGGGGAAGTGGATAGCGCGCTCGAAGCGCAAGTCCCGGAGTTACTCCGCGGCAAGGGTCCCAAAGAGGCACAGGCGCGGTTCACGGGAATCCTGAAGGAATGGGACACCAAGAATCCGGGCGCCAAGATGGAGTCGGACGATCTGAAGGGGATGGCAGTGCGGGCGATGGGGGGCAAGACCAATGCAAAGCCGACGGTCGGGCAACTGCTCGGCTGGCGCACCGCAGCGACCAAGCTGGTGGGCGCTACCGCCGATCATAATCAGGTGGTGGCGCTCGAACTACGCGACGCGCTGGATAAGTCGTTGATGGATTCCGGCGTGGAAATCTCGCCCGCGCTGCGCGAGCGGTGGGGCGGCTACAAGGCGACCTTTAATTCCAAGTTTCGCCATCAGGTGGCAACGGCCGCCGACCCTGTGCAGTACGGCAAGGCGCTCTTCGAGCAGCCGCAACGCGGATTGCAGGTCTGGAAGGCGGCTACCCCCGACGAGCAGGGCCATCTGCGGCAGCTCTTCGGCGATTACGTCAACGCCAACAAACTCAAGCCGTTGCAACTGGGCAAGCGGGTCGATCCTGCGGTGATGAAGCAGATGTTCGGCGATTCGCCCTACGCGCAGATCAAGCCGTGGCTGGAGACGGAGCCGAAGGCGGTGGCGTGGCAGCATTTCCGGCAGACCGACCCGCAGGCTGAGGCATTGGTCAAGCAGGGCGCGCAACGGGAGCTGGAGAATATTACGACGGAGAAAGCCGGGGCGCTGCGCAAGGCCGGAATCGAGCTGGCGGAAAAGATGGGAGTGGCAGGCCGCGGCAAGCTCGGGCGGATTCTCGCGCAGAAAGACCCGGTAGCAGCCGCTAAGATTGTCGAGCAGGAATTTCCGTTCTCGCCCGAACAGGCGCAGCAACTCTATCGGCAGGCGCAAGCGCAACCGGCGCGGCAGTCGCTGACCTCGTTTCGTGAGGGCAAGCAGCTCGAAAAGGGACTCGATATTAACCGCGCGCGTGAGGATGCGGCGGTCGGTGCGCTGATGAAAGGTGGGTCGAACGTACTGCTGAACAGTCTCAAGCGGCGGCTCTTCGCGTGGCATCTGCCGATGCTGATGGGCGGCGCGTTGATGGGGCATGTGGCGGGTTATCAGACCGGCATCTCGGGGATGATCGTCGGCATGATGGGGGCGGAGAGTCTCCGCAAATTACTGCAACCGTCACTCGCCACGCCTGAGGCGGCGACGGCGTACTGGCGTTCGATTGCGCTGGCGCCGAACAAGCTCAATGCGGGCGCTCACGGCGCGCAGCTGGCGCGCGGGATGGTCGCGGCGGCCTTGGCGCACGGGCAGGGACAGGACGAGGAAGAGCAATGAAGAAGTGGACGCGGTTTATCGTGCTCGCGATCGTGCTGGGGCTGGTGGCGGCGGCTCTGGTGCGTGCGCAGACCAGCAACGGCTACACCTGTGTGACGACTTCGGTCGCGTCGGCGTCGAGTCCGGTAGCGATTATGACCCCGGGACGCCTGACGACGTGGACGTTCCATACGCGGAGTGGCGCGGCAGTGTCGGCACTGATTTTTCCCTACGTCGGGAATACGGTGCCGGCGGCAACGCCTTCACCGGCGGGCGTAATGGAAGTGGCGGCCGGGTCGTATCTCTTTGACGGGATCACCTGCAGTGAGCCGACCTGCAAAGACGCGTTGGGGCAGGGCTTTGCTGCCGTTCTGGCCAGTGGTGTCACAGCCGTTACTGTTGACGCGTGTGCGAGATAGCTAATGCGACCGATCACGGAAGCGCAATTTCACGATAGGTATACGCCGGAGCCGAACACTGGATGCTGGTTGTGGACTAGGCATCTGACGGATCGCGGCTACGGTGCGCAGAAATATCGTATGCGTGAATGGCGCGCCCATCGCTTGATGTGGTTATTCACGCACGGCGGGCTTACTGATGAGCAGCAGGTACTGCATACGTGCGATACGCGTTCTTGTGTGAATCCCGACCATCTATTCCTTGGCACGGTAGCGGACAACATGGAGGACCGCCGCCGTAAGGGACGTAATCTTTTATTCTCTGGTGAGAATTGCGGGAATCATCTGTTGAACGAAGTACAGGTTCGCGAGATTCGGCAAAGGTATGCTGGGGGCTGTGCGACCAAGTCGGCGCTATCTCGTTCGTATGGTGTGAGTGTTCGGGCAGTGGCGGACCTACTGAGTGGCAGGACATGGAAACACACAGAATAAACAGTAAGGAGATTTCGATGAAACGATATTTGACTTTGTTTTTGGTGCTGGCGGCCTTTGTGCTGCCGCGAAGTGCGAAGGCGGATCAACCACCGTTCGCGATGATCTCAGTAGCGTGTCTGACCTCACCCGACTTTGGCGGGATGCCGTTCTGCTTCGATACGGCGACGCATCTGTTTTACTACTGGTCGGGGACCGCTTTTGTTGCGTCACCGGGGGGCAACTTTGATTCGACCGCACCTGGTCCGATCGGCGGCACAACGCCATCGACGGGGGCCTTTACGACCGTGACCGGCACTACGATCACGGCGACGACTGGATTTGTCGCCTCGGCGGCGCAGACCGATAAGGCGCTCAACGTCTCGAATGGCGGGCATATCTCGAATCCGCTCGGCAGCGGGACCCTCCCAACCGTGGGCACGGGAACCGTAGCGGCGGGCGGCACAGATACCGCGATGCGTGTGAGTGGCGGGACGAGTCCGGTGACCGTGACTTTTCATACAGCGTTTGCGGTGGCGCCGGTCTGTGTATGTTCGAACGGCACGACCGCGGCCGATGGCTGCAAGACTTCCGCAGAAGGCACAGGCTCGGTCGTGGTCACCACGGCGGGCACGGATACCTTCTCACTACTCTGCATAGGTAAATAAATGGCTTCTTATACAGATCAAGCCGAACAGATGGGCCAGGACGCGCTCGACACCGCGAAGTCCGTCGGGAGTAAGGCGGCGAATGTCGTCAAGAATCTCACCGGCGTGGGTGAAGTCGGGAAGATCCGTGACTACCTCAGCGGGGGCAGCGGAGGTGGGAGCGGCGAGGGCATGACGCAAGCGCCCGCGATGCGTCATCGGGGGATGAACTACTACCGTGAGGATGACGGGAAATAGATGAAGCGAAGGGGGGCAGCGTTAGGGCTTCTGTTTCTTCTGTGCCTCAGCGCGTCGCGTGCGGGCGCGCTGACCTGTCCGGCGGCGGTGACGGGAACGAGTCCCGCGGCAACGTCGTGCTGGCCGCTCCAGGAAACAAGTGGCACCGCGATCACGGACACGATCGACGCGAATAGCGGGACGATCTCCGGCGGCTACACGCTGAATCAGAACGGCGCGATCGCTTGCAGCAATGCGAGCGGAACCGGCTGCTCGATCACGACCCCGACGCAGTACAGCAATCCGCAACCTGCCACCCTCTACGTTGATTTCGCGGGGACCTCCGGCGGCATTGCGCAACTCGCCGCGACCTCTGTGCAAACCGCAAACGCCTACTACGTGTTGTTTCTCGACACGCACGGCAAGCTGAATTTCGGGGTCAACAACTTCGGTGCGACTGACGTGCTCCAATCGCCAATCGCCTATGCGGACGGCAACGAGCATAAGGCGGTAGTCAGTATCGGCGCGGCCGGTATGAAGCTTTACGTGGACGGGGCGCTGGTGGCGAGCCGCAACGTGACACTCGCGAATTTCGTTAACGGCAAGTGGTTTTTCGGCGGGATCAATACGGCGAACTGGCCGCTGACCCCGAGCGAGTCCTACTTCAATGGGTCGCTCTACACCTTCGCGGCATGGACCGGCACGCAGCTGACGGATGCGCAGGGGATTACGCTGACGGGCGGTAATCCCGCCGCGATCACGAACAGCTATTGCAGCTTTGCGAATCAACTTGCGTCGTTGAATCCGGCGACGGCGCAAGCCTTTGCCAATTCGAAGCTGACCTTCAAGACGACGGCGTTGCAACTGCCCGGCGGCGGATCGAATCTGCCGATTGCGGGATCGACGCTGGTCTGTACGACGGATGCGACCGGGACGATTCAGGCCGGCTGCCAAGTGCAGCAGGGCGCGCACGTCAACCTGAGTGTCGGTAACGGGCCGCCGATTCCCTTGGTGATTCCCTTTTCAAGCAGCTGCGACTTGACGGCGATCATGCTCTCGCAGACCGATCCACCCGAAGTGGTGAGCGCGGTCGCGGTAGCAGGCCCGCTGTTCGCGGGGACGACGGTGACGAATCCACCGGCGGGCACGATCGGGACGGCGACGATTACCGCACCAGCGGCCTTTTCGCAGACGCAGGCCAGTGCTGCGACGGTGAATATCGGGCTCAACGGCAATGTGCAGCAGGTGATTCTGGGCGGGAATGCCGTGGCGATCAGCCTGACCAACTTCGCCAGCGGCGCGAATTTCATAATCGATACGACGGAAGATGGCACCGGGGGACGGACAACCCCGGTCTTTTCGGTCCCTGGTGGCTGGACGCTGACGTGGCCGGGGGCCGGGAGTCAGCCTGCGCTGCCGAGCACGACCGCGAATGCGCACAATATCTGGCAATTCGCAGCGGTCAACTCGACCACGCTCGCGGGCAATATCTCGTCATTGAGTCTTGGAACGTTTCCGCTGAGCGCGACCGCCAATTTCAACAATTACAGCGGGATCAATATCAACACGCTCCAGATGGGGACCTACACATCGCCGACGCCGACCGCAGTGGGGACCTGCTCGGGGACGTGCGCGACGACTTACACCTACGAATTAGTCTGCAACGGCGATGCCTCGACGCATACGGTGCCAGGGGGGACGGTGACGGCGACGAATGCGGCAGCGCTATCGGTTGGTAATCACAACTTAGTTTCGTGGACCGCCGGCACCGGCTGCTACGGCGGCTATGGGGTCTACGGTCGGATTGGCGGGGCGCTCGGTCTGCTCGCGACCTGCACCGGCACAAGCGGCAACTGTACTGCGACCTCGTATAACGACGACGGGAGCGCAGGAGTGGGAGCCGCACCACCGACGACGAGCACGATGGCGGCGGTGATCGGCGATATCATCGGCAATACGCGCACGCTGACGACGCTGGGTGATTTACTCTACGAGAACGGCACGCCCGCGAATGCGCGGCTGGCTGGAAACACAACGCAACTAGCGACACCCTCGGTGCCGGTCATCACGAATGTCGGCACCACAGGCGCGACGACCTACACCTATTTTCTGGTCTGCAACGATGCGTTCGGCGGCAAGACGTTAGCGTCATCGAGCGGCGCGACGACCACCGGCAACGCGACGCTGAACTCGACTAACTACAACGTCGTCACGTTCCCGACCGAACTGGGATGCGTCTCGTTCGACGTGCTCAAAGTGGACACCGCACATAGTGTCTCGCTGGCGAACACGACAGGCTTCTACAACGATCAAGGGGCTGCGAGCAGCGCGTACACAGCGCCGGTCGCGAACACCACGGCGATCAAGGAATTCCTGGCGAGCACGCCGAGCACCGCGAATGTCGCGCAGGCTCCGGCGTGGAGCTTGTTGGCGGCGTCGCAAGTGCCAGGCTTCGATGGAGTGACGGTGACGGGAATCCCGGTCGCGAATCAGCTTCCCTTTGCGTCGAGCGCTACCGCAGCGACATGGCAGTCGCTCCCCACCTTACAGCCGCATGGGCAGCAACTATTCACGTCGAGTGGGACCTTTACCGTTCCAACCAATGTCTATGCCGTGATGTTTCAAGTATGGGGCAGTGGCGGTGGTGGGGGCGGCTTTGGCAGCACTCCTGTTAACGGCGGCTCGGGCGGTACAACTACCGTTACTGGTGCGGGCATTGGCGGGAACAACTTAAGCCCGTCGGCCGGCGGCGCCGGAGTAAGCATCGCGTCGGGTTTGGCGCAATGCTCTAACAGTGGTGGTAGTGGCGGGTTACATGGGACGGTGGCCATTGCTGGCGGTCCCGGAATGTCAGGAGGGTTCAACTGTGGTGGCGCGCCCGCATTTAGCCCAAGCTGTGGCGGTGGATTCGCCGGCAACGGCGGCAACGGTGGCGGGAGCAGTCCATATCTAAACACTACAGGGGCTTGTGGTGGCGGCGGCGGTGGCTACGTGGAAAACATCGCCGCGACCACCCCTACCAGTACGTTCACCGTGACCATTAACGCTGGCGGGACAGCCGGTACTGGAGGAACTCAGAACGGCAGCGGCGGGGAAGATGGCGCGGTGCTGGCGACGTGGTGATTACGCACTATCACTGTTGATAGCAGCCGTAGAGTTGGCCCTTGAAGGCGAAGAGGTATTGGTGAAAGTTCTCTGCCGTGAACTGGCAGTCATCGGCGGAAGCGAATGATGGCGATGTATAGACGAATGGATGGGCGTTGGTACGACCGTCCTTGTTGACGGGTGAGACGAAGATGAAGAACCAGCCGAACAAAACAGGAACGAAACGTTTCATGGAAATCTCCCTTAGTGCAGTGAGTCTTCGTTAAGATGTTGCATCCCGGCGCAGAGCAGTCCGATACCCCATCCCACGATCAGCGCTTCCGTGGGCACGAAGGGCGTTGGGGGATAGAAGTAGAGTCCTGCGACGAGCAGCAGGCCGAACCAGTTCCACATGTTACTTCGCCTTCGCCTTTTTGGGGGTGTTCCAGTTCTCAGATTTGCAGCGTGGGCATTGGACGGGTCGCCGCGTTCGCGAGAGCCACACCTTACCGCAGCGTTCACAAGTACATTCCGCTCCAGCCAGCCGCTTAATTGCCATATGATGATAATAAGGAAGAGTCGCTAGGAAGTCAAGCATGAAAAACATTCTGAGGCTGAGCGGCCTCCTTCTGGTCTTCGCGGTGTGCACGGGGATGGGCGGCAACACCGGGATCCCGACCAGCGGTGCGGGCAGCGGCACGGTGACCAGCGTGAGCGGCGCTTTGGGGCTGACCGTTACGAATCCGACGACCACACCGGCGGTCTCGTTGCCGACGGGCACTGCGGCGCAAGTGATGCTGATGAATGCCGGGGCGACGGCGTGGGTGGCGGTAACGATGAGCGGGGATGCCACGATCGGCTCGACCGGGGTAGTCGCGGTCAACTCGGTGCAGAGCGGCGCGACGGGGACCTCGCCGGCGGCGGGTGATAGCAGCACGAAGCTTTCGACGACCGCCTTTGTCGCGAATGCGGTGGCGGCGCTGAATCCGGCGCTCTCGGCGCTCTATGCGACGACGACGGTGCTGCCGTTCACACCGGCGTATCTGAACGGCGCGGCGGGCGTGGGCGCAACGCTGATCTCGACCAGCTTCGGGGCGTTGACAGTCGATGGAATCACCGCGGCGGTGGGCGACTATGTATTGGTCAAGAATCAGGCGGCACCGGCGCAACAGGGACTTTACACCGTTACGGCAACGGGCGGTGGCGCGGCGTTTTATACGCTGACGCGCGCGCTCGACTACGACACGGCGAGCGATATTCTGATCGGTACCGTGATCGCGGTTGGTACCGGCACGACCAACGGCGGCACGAGCTGGCGCCAGACCACGGCCGTCGCGACAGTCGGGACTGACGCGATCTCTTATGCGCAATTCACCTATCCGCTGGCGAAGACTTTGAACACACTAACTGCGCCCGATGCGGGGACGCGTACGGCGACCTCGGGGCGCTATTTCAAGGGCGACGGCACGAACTGGAATACGTCGTCCGGCTCGGCTTCGGGGACGGGTGCGTGTGGCGCCAGCACCTGGGCGAGTACGCTGAACAGCGATGCAGCGCCGACCTGCACGCAGCCCAATTACACGGATATCGCCGGGACGCAGCCGGTCGATCTGCTGTTCGGCATCAGCGGCACGCCGACCGCGAGTCAGATCCTGCCGTCAGCCTGCACGCGTACACTAACCTTTCCCGCCGATTTCACTGCGGCGAACGGTGCGGCAACCTCGGTGGCGAGTTGCGGCACGAATCCGTCAGAGACCGACGATTACTTGGTGAAGGTCGCGGGTACGCAGATCGGCGATGTGAGTCTCAGCACGAGCTGCGTCGCGACCCTGACGACGGTGAGCCATGTGGCCAAGACCTGCACGGCGACGCAGCGGATCGAAGTGGACGCGCCGGCGACGGTGAGCGGGGCCAATATCGCGATCGTAATCTCGGGCACGCGCTGATGAAGACGCTGCTCCGTGCGCTCTTGCTGGTCGCGTTGTGGTGCCCGCCGAGTTGGGCTTATGTGCTGACGCGGGGCGCTTCGACCGGGATCTTTACCGCCAGCGTCAGCAGTCTGGTGGTCAACGTGCCTGCCGGCACAACCAATGGCGATTTGATGCTGCTGACCTGCGGCACGGATTCGTCACACACGATCACGACGCCGACCGGGTGGTCGGCGGTGGGCAGCAACAGCACCAATATTTTATGGAAGACCTTCTCGCGCACGGCGAGCTCGGAACCGGCCTCTTACACCGTCACGTTCTCCGGCTCGGTATCGTTTCCGTCCTGCCAGATGGCATCGTTCTATGACAACGCGGCGAATGCTTTGAGCGTCGATGCGTCAGGGTTTTCCGGCCCGGCGAGTGCGACCTCCGCTGCGGCTGCGACCTGCTCCCCGACGCAGAACTTCGACGCAGTAATTATCCAGCTCGAAAAAGGCAGCGGCACCGACGTCGTGATTCCGGTGGCATGGACGGAAGATTCACAGTCGATCAATCAGGCGAAGACGACCAACAATCTGGTAGGGGCGTTTCTCCAGTTAGGTGCCACGCAATCCTATACCAATCCTACTTGGCTAAGCGCCGGATCCGCGGCGACGTGGGAGACTTCGGCGGTGTGCGTCAAGGGTGCCACCGCGGCGTATGCGCCCAACGCCACGTTGCGGAGCACCACCTCGACGAGCGGGACGGCGGCGTCCGTCAGTGTCAGCGTACCCGCCGGAGTGGTGAACGGCGACCAGCTGATCATGATCGAACGGGTCAACAATCCGCAGACTGTGACTACCCCGAGCGGCTGGGTATTGGCGGCTTCGTCCTCCGCGGCGAATGCGTATGTCGGCTATCTGTTTACGCGGACGGCGAGCTCGGAACCGGGCAGTTACACTGTCAGCTTTTCAGCCTCGACGGCATACACCGCCCAGATGTCGGCGTTTACGGTCTCGAGCGGGACTATCCTGGTGGATGGGACGCCGCAAGTGACGTTTGGCGCCGGCGGGACGACTTTTACCGGTCCGACGCTGACCACGGTCAAGAACGGTGATTTAGTCATGTCACCGCAATTCGGGGGCGTGGCAGCGGCGCAGACGCTGCAAGACGGCCAGACGGTGGCGATTGATACGGTGGCGGAGAGCAATTTGCCGAATGCTTATGTTTATCAGGCGGCGGCCGGCACGACGAGCGCGGTGGTGGGCAAGGCCGGCAGCAACACCGGCGGTTTTCTGGGCTTTCAGTTTGCGATCGGGGCGACGCTACCGGCGGGCGGGACCACGACGCAGATAATCGAGTGACGCGGGACTCTATGCGGATTTTGGCGCGTGGTATGCCAAAATTGCAGGCACTATGAGTTATGACGCCGAGGAAAACGGGCGGTTAGGACGCGCGACTGCCACACTGGTGAAACTGCTGTTGAACGATCCGGACGGACCGGCGCTTTTCACGGCCTTGTGGCGGCTGCGGCGCGAGGACGATTACGAGAAAGGCAAGCATCCGACAGTGCAGACGGATTGGGCGATGGCGCTGGAGACGGCGCGCGACGAAGTGATCTGGCGCGCCTTGGATCATTTCGGGAATCAGGGACGAGCGGCCGAGGCGCTGGGGATTGCGCGCTGCACGGTGGTGCGCGCGGCCCAACGGATGCGGGTGGAGTTGGT